CTAATCTGAGCCCGTCACCTGGGGCATGGGTGGGGCAAAGTCAGATAATTTCTGGTTTAGCATGGTGATCTGTTCACGGTTGTTATCGGACATCCAGGAACCGTACACCTGATACACCATTTGCGAGTTAGCATGCCCCATCTGGTTTGCGATAAAATTGGGGTTTGCTCCTGCTGTTAATGACCAGCATGCATATGTATGGCGCGACTGGTAGGCTTTCCGATACCGGACGCCAGCGCGTCGCAGTGCCGCTTCCCAGCTCTGGTTTACTGAAGCCACAGCATAGTGATGGCCCGCTTTTCCGTTGGTAGCGCTCAGGGATGGATTGAAGACAAAAGTGCAAGGGTGGATGGTAGAGCGTCCGAATTCCCGCAGCTTAACTTCGATCTGATATTGCTTACCAAGACGTGTCATTTCTGCCTGGCGTTTCAGTACATCCAGTGCAGGCTTGATCAGGTAAACGATCCTGTCTGTGCCAGCCTGAGTTTTCGGTAGCGTGAACTCTTTCATCATCGTGTGGTTTCTTCTAACCATCAGCGTTCCAGCCTTTAAATCGATATCTTCCCAGGCCAGTCCGCAAAGCTCCCCATGTCTTAATCCGGTATATACAGCGAGCGACCAGAAGTTTTTTATCTGCAGATTGCCGCAGGCCTCGATCACCCTTGAAAACTCTTCCCGCGTTAGCGGATCTGGTTCAGGCTTTGCCTTTTTAAGAGGGGATATTCCTTCAAACGGGCTTTTCTCAATGTAACCACCGCTCACGGCGAATCTGAAAATGCCATGCAGAACTGACATGTACAAGTTAACAGTTGGTACTGATCTGCCTTTAACCGGCTTTGTTTTACCGGCTGAAAGGATCTGGTAGCCTGTCAGCAACTCTTTTCGCAGGTAAAGCAGAGCTTCAGTGTTAATCGCCGAAACCAATTTTTTTTCACCAATCATCGGGATCACATTTCTTACGATTGAGTCGTAACGTCGCATGGCATTGGTTGTTATCTCCATACGTTTGAGGCCAAGCCATCTTTCAGCCAGCGCCCCGATGGTAATTTCTCTTTTGTTTACCCCAAATTTGTCCAGATTTGGCGAGTCAGGAAACTGATTCGCATAATCAAAGCAGCCCGTTTTGATAGCAAAACAAACAGAGGCCCGCAGAACCCCGGCCACTTTGCGGTTTTTAGCGGTGTCAGGGACACCGAGGTTTTCCCTGACACGCTTTCCTTTATACAGAAACCATATGCGCAGCTTGCCGCCATGGTTTTCTACACCCGTTGGGTAAGACGTATTACTCATTGAAGCCTCCCAACGTCCAAGAGCGCGCCATAGCTTAAGCCTTTCCAGACAAAACAGCACCAGGCTGTTTTGCGGCCTGTCGTTCAATCCACGCATTTATCGCTTCGCAGTTATAAACGCATTCGCTGTTCGGCTTCGGTTCACCATCTGGAGCGATATGAAGATACTCACGGCCTTGCAACCAGGATGTTTTGCGCGCTTTCGCGATCGTGCCGGGGCGTAGTCCGGTAACGGCGACGAGCTTATCTTCGGTGATCCATTTGTTTGGCGTTAACTGAACCACTTCTTGCATTAGTACCTCCACTATCCGGCTGCACCCGGTCTATAGATCTTCAAAAGAGCAGGTTGAGTACCCGCCAACCCATGCGAAATAGGGTAAGCCTGCTTAAGCAGGTTTTGCTCACTTTCGTGAAAGGGAGGCGGCCATCTGCACTGGCCGCCGGGTAGTTTCTCCACACAACACAGAAGAGCACCTGCGGTTAGGAGTCCCGCCCTGGCGGATTTGGTTATGAGCCCGTCGCCCGGTGATGCTCTTGTGTGTTGTGTAAACAGTGATTCTTTTCCGCAATGTCATAAAGGAACACGATATAAAGCCATTCCTGTTCCTTTTGGGTACATTATGTATCTGAAGGGTACATTGTCAAGGCAAAAAAAAGCCCGCCTAAGCGAGCTTTGTTTTATAGAAAAATTTACTTGAAATAACGTCTTGGTTTACCAGAGAAAATCACGGTTCCAATTATCGAGCAATTACCATCTATTTTAAGGTATTGATCAGGCCAGCTCTTGTTTAACGCTTTCAGATATTTTTGCGAACCATCTTCAACAAGACGCTTGAAGGTGGTTTCACCGCTCTCGTGCATTAGGGCAATGACATCATCACCGTGCACCGGTACAACTTCGGGATCTACAAAAATCATGTCACCAGGTCGGTATTCTTCGATCATCGAGTCACCGATAACACGCAGTATATAAGTCATCGGCCCGCAGGGAACGGGGCAAGGAAACGTCTCTGCTGTGCTCAAATCAACCTCTGAATATCCTATTTCAGTCCATGCGCCAGCTTGCACCCAAGATATTACGGGCACTAATTGGAATTCAACCTCTGTTTTAAAGACGTCCGTTGTGCGCGCAACATTGGTAGTCTGATGCTCTTGATCCAACCATCCCATAGGAAGCTGGAAGCATTTTTCAATATGACGTGCAAGATCATCCCCAATCCTTTTAGAAGGATTGCGGCCGATTATTCGACTGATCTGGGTCGCTTCTCGGTCAAGCATTGTAGCGAATGACTTATTACCGCCAACGCTATCACGCAGTGTCCGCGCGTTATCCCGCCTGATTTCATCAATGGTTTTCATGCCCAATATTAAACCGTGTGTACCTGTAGGGTACAAGGTTCTTGCGGGTACATTTATTTCGTGCATAATGTATCTAGGAGGTACACTATGAAAGATTACTGGAACACCCTTTCTGCCACACAAAAAGCCGAATTGGCTAAAAGAGTTGGAAGCAGTACTGGATATCTCAGGCTCGTTTTTAAGGGGCACAAAAAAGCAGGCTTTCAGTTGTGCCAGAAGCTTGAAGAAGAGACGGCTGGTGCTATCTCGAAAAACGATTTGCGACCAGACATTTACCCAAACTCACAACTTGCAAGCAACGATAACAGCAGAGTGTGAAAAATCTAACTACCAAAGGAAAAGCCAAATGGTAGACAGCATAAAAACAGCAATAAGCGCGATGTGTAAGGCGCATCCCGCCGGCCGTCTCGGGATGGCTGCCGATCTCGGCATGAGCATCGACACCTTTCATAACCACATGTACCAGAAATGCGGCAGCCGCTTCTTCACGCTGGCCGAACTTGAGCGCATGGAGGACTTGTCCGGCGTATCAATGCTGGCGGAATATGCCGCGGCGCGCGTCGGCAAATTGCTGGTGGACGTTCCGAAGCCGGAAAGCATGGACAACGTGGACCTGTTCGCGATCGACATGAAAACCAGCGCGGCGAAAGGCCAGCTGGCGCAGGCGCAGATTGAAGCGGCGGAGGATGGGGTAATTGACCGTCATGAACGCAAAAAGCTCTCTGAGCTGTTTCGCAAGACCATTCGCCACCAGTTCCACGGGTTCATGGGCTTTATGGCGCTGTATGGGGTTTCAGACCAGGCAGTAGAAGTATTTATGAGTACCAGAAAAGGTGACGCCCCGAGTGTGCAGCTCGAGGCGTCGGGCGCGTCTTTTCAATAGTGGAGAAACTACGCATGAACAGTTTAACAACACGTTACCGCAGGTCGCAACTTATTGCGCTGCCGGTACCGGGCGGAGCCGGTCCGGTGCAGTACCGGTATGCAGTGAGATTATCAGGCCACTGTGTGCCCGTCAGCTACCAGCTCGCTCTGCAGATGGTAGGGGAGTTTAATCGCCAGGCGGAGATTTTCGCGTGCAGGTACTCAACAGACGATACCCGCCTGACCGGAAACGCCGCGATCTGGATAACTACCTGAAGGCACTTTTCGATGCGCTGACGCTGGCTCATGTCTGGGAGGACGACAGCCAGGTGAAAAAGATGCTGGTGGAATGGGGCCCGGTAACCAGCAAAGGGAAGGTGGAAATCACGATTAGTAACTTTGTGGCGGGTGCAGCCGCCTGACAGATGGAGAAACGTATGAACAAGACAAACCCGATTTCATTTTGCCCTAAGCATCATGCGGCGCTGGCAGGTCAGGAGCTTTTTATGTCCAGCCGGGAAATAGCCTCGCTTGTCGGTTCACGTCATACCGACGTGTGCACCGCCATTGAGCGGTTAATGAAGAAAAGCGTCATTGATGGGTATACGGCATTGCCGTACACCCACCCGCAGAACAGGCAGGAATACCACCACTACCTGGTTAACAAACGTGACAGCTATGTCATTGTGGCGCAGTTATGTCCGGAGTTTACCGCGCGCCTGGTTGATCGCTGGCAGGAACTGGAAAGCAGCCAGCAGCCGGGCGTGCCGCGGTCGCTGCCGGAGGCACTGCGCCTTGCTGCGGATCTGGCCGAACAAAAGGAAAGGCTGGCACAGGAACTCGCCGCCGCGGCGCCAAAGGTGGAGTTTGTGGATCGCTACTGCTCCGCCAGCGGTTCGCTCTCATTCCGTCAGGTGGCAAAGCTGTTAAAAGCCAAAGAGACGGATTTCCGGCTGTTCCTGATCGACAACGAGATTATGTACCGCCTCGGCGGGGTGCTGACGCCGCGCCACCAGCATATTGATGCAGGACGGTTCGAGGTGAAAACGGGCACCTCCACGACATCCAACCACGCGTTCAGCCAGGCGCGTTTCACAGCGAAGGGTGTTAAGTGGATAGGTGGGCTGTGGGCTGAGCATGTGGCGAAGGGGAACGCAGCGTGAGAGCTCTGTTAACACCGGAAATCGCGCGCGGAATGGGTATCGTGCTGCTGCGCCCCGGCCCTGAACTGATGCCCATATTTGCAAACGGGCGCGTGCTGGTGGAGGTTCAGCCAGAAAGTATGGTGCGTTTCCCGAGCGGCGCGGTGCCGCCGGCGCACCAGCCTCTGGCTGATGACGAGGGGCTGCAGGTATTCTTTACTGATGAGCGGGTGATCCGGGCTGCTGGTGGCATCAATGGGCTGGAGCACTGGCTGATGAAGCAGCAGGGCGGCTGCCAGTGGCCGCACAGTGAGTACCATCACCATGAGCTGACCACGATGCGGCATGAGCCCGGCGCGCTGCGTCTGTGCTGGCACTGTGATAATCAGCTGGCCGGACATTTTACTGAGCGCCTGTCAGCAATTGCCCGTTCCAATGTGATAGCCTGGATTATCAGCGTCGCGCGCGGTGCACTTGCCTTTGACGATACCCACGAGCTGACTCTGCCGGAGTTGTGCTGGTGGGCTGTCAGGATGGATATCACTGATGCGCTGCCGGAGAGTGTGGCGCGCCGCGCGCTGCGCCTTCCTCCTTTGCCAGTGCAGGGCGTGTCGCGTGAAAGCGATATGGTTCCGGGACCGTCGGCAGCTGAAATAGTACAGGCGAAAGCACAGCGTGCTGGTGCCGTGAAGACGCTAGTGAACTGCGACAAGCCGCAGGAACAACAGCCGCAGGTGGTTGCACTGACAATCGACCCTGAGTCGCCTGAAAGTTACATGCTGCGGCCAAAGCGGCGACGCTGGGAAAACGAGAAATATACCCGCTGGGTTAAGCAGCAGCCTTGCGCATGCTGTAACCAGCGGGCAGACGATCCCCACCACCTGATCGGCCACGGGCAGGGCGGGATGGGTACCAAAGCCCATGACCTTTTCGTATTGCCTTTGTGCAGAAGGCATCATGACGAGCTCCATCGGGACACCGTGGCATTCGAAGAAAAATATGGCTCACAGCTGAAGCTGATTTTTCGTTTTTTAGACCGTGTGCTCGCGATCGGCATTCTTGGTTAATTTAACTCTGTGGAGAGAGTAATGCGCGATATTCAAAAAGTTTTAGAGTTATGGGGCGGATGGGCAGCTAACGATAATTCGGGTGTGGACTATTCACCTATAGCTGCGGGCTTTAAAGGATTGTTACCACAAACCAGCAAATCACGTCTTTCATGCACGGATAACGATGCTCTCATTATAGAGGAGTGTCTGGCTCGGCTCAAACAACGGAAGCCCTATGAGCACTCTCTTCTTGTTGCTCATTACCTTTATAAAATTTCTAAACGCAGCATAGCTCGCAAGCAAAAAAAAGATGAAAAACTGATCCGGATTGAGATACAGATGGCTGAAGGGTTCATTGATGGTTGTTTAGCTATGCTATCATTAAGGTTAGATATGGATTAATATTATCGCCCCATTTATGTGGGGCGATAATATTTATAAATTAATTCCATACTTATTCAAACGCCGTGCTCTTAAAGGTGATAATTTGGCTATTTCTTGCAATGCTGCTTTTACAGAAGCATGGGCAGAACTCGCGTTTTGATCACCATGCATATAAAGCTTTTTTGCTTCATTTAAAAAATCAAGAAGTTCTTGTCCGGATAGCTTTAAAATATTTTCTTTTAGTGTTTCTTGTTTTACTTTGCTTAAAGCGAGATAGTCTTCTGTAGAGATTTTTTTTGAGGCAATATTTTTTATAACATCTGCAATAGGTTTTTTAACAGTATAGTTATTAAAAATTTTGATCATTTGCTCTCTTATGCTTTCATCTATTTCACTAGCGCTTTCAAATATATGATTTTGAATGTCCCAAAAATCTAATGACTTGTCTTTATTTACATTGATAAATTCTTTTATTAAAATGTCCGCTTTACTTTCCTGGCTTGTTTCCCGGAGGATGCGTACAGAGGAGTTTAATCTGTTTACGGTGACTGCATTTATGTTTTCCCTTGTGGTTTCGAACAATTTTTCTAGAAATATATCATCTTCAACTGCGAGTGAGCCATGATACATCTCGTCCCAAGTTCTTGATAAAGAATCATCTCGTGATTGTAATCGTAATTCTTCCTCTAAAGCTATCGCTTTATGTTTCATGTTTCCGATCTCGAAATACCCGCGTGTAATCCCGTCAAAAATTTCATTATCTAAAGGTGTTGCGCTTGAGAAACCATATTGAGCTAGTTGTTTCATCCATTCTGTTTTTTGTGGGTCGTCTTTGGCTTTTTTATGGTCTTCACTAACATACCAATCTAGGCTGTGATAATTTCGAATGAAGTTTAATGGAGGGAAATCAGAAGGGCTGTGAGTTGAGCAAACACCGAGAACAACTGTTTCAACTAATTTTTTTTCCATTGATGATATTGAAGGTTTGATTTTTTCAATCAAATCCCGACAGGTGAAGTCAATCTTTCTAATTATTCTTATGTTTGATAGTTTTAACTTAAGGCATTTGTCTTTGACAATTTCGTCAATGTGATCGCCTTCTTTTAAAGCGATCGCGAATGTTTCTTCTGGTGTTGGCTCAACTTCTAAAATTCTATCGCATATTTTTTCCAGATGCAGATAAAATTCTTTACTTTTATCATTATCCATCTGCTCATCATTTATTATGAATATTAATTTGCAATCACGAGACTCCTTAAGAGAAGAGCTTATGCCAAATAAATCTAGAGGATGTATATTCCTACCTGCTCGCTCTACATCATCAAAACAAATTATTTGTTTGTTTATATTCATAAACCCTAAGTGAGACAGAGATTCTATCACCCCTTTTTTTCCCATTAAAGTCTCGATAAATTTAAAACTACCCCTTAGCTTGTTTGATTTTTTAAGACTGGCGCTAATGTGTTTCTCCAGTGTTATTATTCCGGGAGAGGAAAGGAAATCCTCTTTGGTTAGTGTGTTTTCAAATATGGAGGATTTGATGCTATCAATGCTATCCATACCGAATAATGATATATAGGAGTATAGATCATAGCTGATCCCTCCTTCGCTGAAACAATGTTCAAAAGCTTCTTTCCATACATGAGTTTTTCCCGTGCCCCACTTGCCTTTTATACAAAGCGCCTGATTGGAATCGCACTTTAAAAAATTCACTATCTCTTTCTTGACTAGTTCTAACGACATATGCTTACTCCTGCATGCTTGTAAGTAATTTATTTTAATGACTCGGTAGAAAAAAAACATTAACGCGGTCCGCAAAAAACTTTGTAATGTGATAAGGGTGGTGACATTGACAAGACGCTTATCATTTAATTTTTAACTCAATTGAGCTTTTAGTTCAGAACAAGTGTGAATATTACTAGCTTCGGTTTATCACAAGCTAAGGCTCGCTCCAGCGGGCCTTTTTCATTTCCCCTCGCTCAGAGAGGATACACAGCAATAGAGGGGGCTACATGTCCGATCCGGTTTCGGGAACTGTCGCGGCAGGTGCTGCGCTTACTGGTGCGAGCATCTACGGACTGCTGACCGGCACAGATTACGGCGTAATTTTTGGCGCGTTTGCCGGTGCGGTCTTTTATGTTGCCACCGCGGCAGACCTGACGCTGATCCGACGCGCAGCCTATTTTGTTGTTTCGTACATCGCTGGCGTTTATGGTGCGGGGCTGGTGGGCTCCAAGCTTGCCAGCTGGACGGAATACAGCGACAAGCCGCTTGATGCACTGGGGGCCGTTATCCTCTCTGCGCTGACGATTAAAATCCTGACGTTCGCCAGCCAGCAAGACCCTGCGCAGTGGTTCCAGCGGTGGAGAGGGGGAGCCAATGGTAATAAGTGATCCGCTGGTACTGACCAACGTGGCGACGTGCTCGGCCATTGTGTTGAGGCTGATGCTGTTCCGCAAGCCCGGTGCCCGTCACCGCCGGTGGGCATCATGGCTGGCATATCTGATTATTCTGGCGTATGCCTCTGTACCATTCCGCTACGCCTTCGACTTTTACGTCCACACACACTGGGCGTCGGTCATTATCAACTTAATCATCTGCGCCGCCGTGTTCCGTGCCCGGGGCAACGTGGCGCGCCTGTTTCAGGTACTGAGGCCCGAATGAACCAACAACAATTTCAGCAGGCGGCTGGTTTAAGCGCCAGCTTAGCTGCGCGCTGGTTTCCGCACATTGATGCGGCGATGTGCGAGTACGGCATCACTGCGCCGGTCGATCAGGCAATGTTCATTGCGCAGGTTGGCCATGAAAGCACCGGCTTTACCAGGCTGGTGGAGAGTTTCGACTACAGCATCGCAGGGCTGAACGGTTTTATCCGGGCTGGCCGGTTAACTCGGGATCAGGCCAACATGGTGGGCCGCCGCACATATGAAAAGGTGCTGCCCCTTGAGCGTCAGCGCGCGATCGCCAATCTGGTTTACAGCAAGCGCCTCGGTAATAACGCCCCGGGTGATGGCTGGAAATATCGCGGACGCGGCTTAATCCAGATTACCGGGCTCAAGAATTACCGCGACTGCGGCGCCGCGCTGAAACTCGACTTTGTGAGCATGCCGGAGCTGCTTTCCGAAGACGCCACCGCAGCGCGCTCTGCAGCATGGTTCTATACCAGCAAAGGCTGCCTTAAATATCCGGGCGATGTGCTGCGCGTCACGCAGATCATTAACGGTGGGCAGAACGGGATGGAAGACAGACAGGCCCGCTATGCGGCAGCGCGCCGGGTGCTCTGATGGCTTCGTTATGGGGCTTTGTCCGGGCATGGTGGAAGCCATTGCTTTTCGTTGCCGTCATAATTATCGCGCTTAATTATCGGGCCTCACTCACAAAAGCCGAGGCATCTTTAACCAAAGTTAATCGTGAATTAAATCTGGCTAAAGATGACATTAAGGATATGCAGCGCCGTCAGCGCGACGTGGCTGCGCTCGATGCCAAATACACGAAGGAGTTGGCTGATGCCCAAGAAAATATTGCTCAGCTTGAGCGCGATGTTGCTGCTGGTCGTAAGCGGTTGCAGCTCTACGCCACCTGTCCCGCGAACGGAGCGCCCGGCACCACCCGCGTGGATGATGGCACCGGCCCCCGACTTACTGACGCCGCTGAACGGGATTATTGGCGTCTCCGAAACGGTATCGAAACACTGACCAGTCAACTGAAAGGATTGCAGACATATGTGAGAGAGCATTGCCTGATTTAACGGTTATTTGTGCTGAAAATCGATAAAAAATCGAAATGAAATACTTCAACTAATAATTTTTGAGCTCAATATTCATTGATTCTTTTGGATTTTTCTCAACATTTTGTTTGCTTTGCCGATAACTCTACTCCTAAATGCAATATTTCTAAGGAGTAGATAATGATTAGCGATAGGTTAAACCTCCCGAATAATCTTAAGTTAGGAGACTTTCCTGAGCTTAGTAAGCTTCAGGGAACATTAACAACAGGTGTTTACAGATTAATTTTTCCTGATGGCAATAAAGGGAAGTTATTACAAATAAAATCAGGGGAGCTCGCAGGGCTAAATACAACTACATTAGTTGTTGATGGGAAATTTTCTGGTACGGCTGGCTTGGAAGAATTAGATCTTGATGAGTATTCATCTCGGTTACTTAGTAAAATAAAAGGTTATAATCATCTCGCGCAGTGTTTTAATGACTTATCCTCGCGTGTCCAAGTGGTACTTAATCATCTCGATAATGAATATCAAGCTAGAGTAAGGAATATGTTTAATTTGTTTAAAGATATTTCAAGAAAGATGCCTGAGCTTATTAGTAATGAAAATTATGCAAATATGGCAATGTCTAACCTGGCTGGGCTGAAAATTATTGCAGGCGATTATTTTGAGTATCAGTTGATAAATTTTAAAGGTAATTATTCTCAAATTAATTATAATCAGCGTAATATTGATTTTAATATTGGTAGGTTAATTGAATGTAAATCTCATCGAGTGTTTCAGGCATTGGAAATACTGGTGATGATAGAAATTTATGAGATTATGCTGTCGGGGCGAGTTACGTCAAAAATGATTAAGGCTGCTAAAGAGGGGCTGATGGATCGGTTGAATCCTATCATTAACGTACTTTCTGCAATCCATGAATATATTTCGCGTCTTATTGAAGATTACGACCGTGAGACTAAAAACTATCCTGCACCTTACCATGAGCATTTAAAAAATATTGAAGAGGTGAGTAAGTATAATTCTAGATTGAAAGAGGTTTATCTCAATACTCTTGATGTAAGAAATATCATTTCAAAAAGCCTTAATGAGGATTATGGTATGGATAATTTAGAGTCTATATACATTGAGTTCCTTGATGAGAAACATCTGGTTGAAGTAAAGTGAATTTTGCATTAACCATTAAAGCCGCTATTATGCGGCTTTATTACTTAAAATTAAGGTATGGCATCCACTTCACCCTGGCATCACCTCTATAACACGAAACGCTGGTACCGGCTCCGTTATCACCAGTTACAAAAGCAACCGCTATGTGAGTTTCATCTTAAGCGCAATCAGGTGATCTCGGCCTCCATCGTTGACCACATCACGCCGCACAAGGGCGATGAGACACTCTTCCATGATCCGAACAATCTTCAGTCGTTATGCAAACGCTGTCACGACTCGGTTAAGCAACGCCTTGAGAAGGGCGGAACGGTAACAGAGTTCGACAGTGAGGGCCGGGTTATCTGGTAACAGGAGCATGTAATGAAAGACCTGAAAATTGAATACTAGGACGGCAAGCTGGTGGGGCTGAGCATTGATGGAGTAAGTTTCAACGCCGTCACCGCGCTCACCTTCAGTCATGAGGTTGGCGAAACGCTGCCGATGGTCAGCCCGACCTTTCCGCTCGGCCTTGGCGAAAAACTGGCGCCAGCCCATATTTACCCAGAAAACCTGTGGATCATCGAAAAATGAGACTGAATATCATCTGTCAGGTGTGAAGGCAGGGGGGAGGGAAAAAACTCTGGCGGCAAAATTTTAAAGACCGCGCCCTCAGTCTTTTTTTTAAAAACGTCCAGAAAAAAAGGAAAAATGCGATGGCTCAGCGAGGCAGGAAATCTCTTGCCGCGACGTCGGCTGTCTCGCTTCCGGCTCTGGCTGAAAGCAGGTTACAGCCGTCGTTACACCTCAGCGACCCCGAGATAAACGTCTGGATCCGGTTGGTCAATGACAACCCGGCAAGCTCATTCACCGAAACGCACCGTGACATGATGGAAATGTACTGCCGTCATGTGGTGCAGGCCCGGCTGCTCACCACCCAGATTGAAGAATTCGAGCTGGAGTGGTTGTCCCGCGAAGACGGCCTGAAACGCTACGACAAGCTGCTCACGATGCGCGAGCGTGAAGTTCGCTCGGCGTCCTCTCTGGCGACCCGCCTTCGAATCACCCGCCAGGCGACTGCCGATCCCAAGACAGTTGGCCGTGCCAACAACAACATGGCGCGGGAGAAAAAGCCCTGGGAAATTGATTAAGGCTCTTTGATGGCTAAAAAAACTCTGACAAGAGCCGAGAGGAATATCCTCTGGTGCGAAAGAAACATCGTTATTCCTGAAGGCAAGTTCGTCGGCCAGCCACTGAAAATGGCTGAGTTTATGAAGGATGATTTCAGGGCCATTTTCGACAATAAGCATGGCACGCGCCGGGCGATCATCAGCCGCGGGCGCAAGAACGCCAAAACCGTTGAAACCGCCATGCTGATGCTGCTTTACCTGGTGGGGCCGGAGGCGGCGCCAAACTCGCAGCTGTATTCTGCCGCGCGCTCGCGTGACCAGGCGGCCATTCTGTTTAACCTTGCCTCCAAGATGTGCCGGATGAACCCGGTGCTTATGCAGTATGTGGCGATCAAGGATTCGGCAAAGGAAATCCACTGTCCTGAGCTGGGCTCTTATTACCGCGCGCTGAGTGCCGAGGCCACTACCGCCTACGGTTTTTCGCCGCGCTTTGTCGCCCACGATGAGCTGGGGCAGGTACGCGGGCCGCGCGACCCGCTTTATGAAGCACTGGAAACCGCGACCGCCGCTCAGGATAACCCCATCTCCATCATTATCAGCACCCAGGCACCCGATGCGAGCGACCTGCTCAGCCTGCTGATTGATGATGGCCTGACCGGTGCTGACCCGCGAACGGTGGTCAGACTCCAGACTGCACCGGAAGATATCGATCCTTTCTCGGTTGAAGCCATCAGGCTGGCAAACCCGGCATTCGATGTGTTCATGAACCAGAAAGAAGTGCTGGACATGGCGGCCAGCGCGAAGCGCCTGCCGTCGCGCCAGGCAGAGTTTGAGAACCTGGTGCTTAACCGTCGCGTCGAGGCAAAAAGCCCGTTCGTCAGCCAGACCGTCTGGCACATGAACAAAGAAGAGCCTGACGATCTCACTGGTAAAACCGTGTGGGGCGGGCTGGACCTTTCCAGCGTGTCGGACCTGACCGCGCTGGTGCTCAATACAACGCAGGGCGATGTGCACTGTAAGTTCTGGCTGCCAGAAGAGGGTCTTGTTGATAAAGCCCGAAATGACCGCGTGCCGTATGACATCTGGGCCAGGCAGGGCTTTCTTAACACAACGCCGGGTAAGGCTATTGAATATGCCTTTATTGCGCGCGAGCTGCGGCGCGTTTTCGACATCTGCAACGTCAGGGCGCTGGCGTTCGACCGCTACAATATGCGTTTCCTTCGCCCGCATCTCATCGACGCAGGTTTCACTGAGGCGGAGCTCGAGCGGTTCGTGGAATTCGGCCAGGGCTTTGTCTCCATGTCGCCAGCGCTCAGGGAGCTGGAAGCTAAACTGCTCGGCGCGCAACTGAAGCACGGCAACCATCCCATCCTCGAAATGTGCGCCAAAAACGCCACGGTCATTACTGACCCCGCCGGGAACCGCAAGTTTGTGAAAGGCAAATCCAGCGGGCGCATTGATGGCATGGTTGCGCTTGCGATGTCTATCGGCGCGCAGACCAGCGATGAGGTAGAGGAGCAGGGCGACGTCAACGATTTCATTTACAACTTTTTGAGCATCTAGCATGGCAGATACCGACTACAGCATTGACCTGCGGACACGATCGCCATTCTGGGCGCGCATGGCTGCAATTTTGACCGGCGGGCGCCTGGTGACGCCCGATAACGGCTCGCAGATGGCGGGCACGTCAGCGAGCGGCACCGTCGGGGATTCCATTGTAACGGACGAGCGCACGCTACAGATCAGTACTGTCTGGGCCTGTATCCGGCTGATTTCCACCGTAACCGCCAGCCTCCCGCTGGATATCTACGAAACGAAGGACGGGCAGCGCAGCAAGGCGGACCCGAAACACCCGCTGGCGCAGCTGCTGCGCTTCCGGCCCAATAACTTTATGACCGCGCTGGAGTTCCGCGAGGCCATGACCATGCAGCTCTGCGCGTACGGCAACGCCTATGCGCTGATTGAGCGCAACCGGGCGGGCGATGTAATCAGCCTGATCCCGCTGATGAGCGCTAATATGGAAGTGCGTCTGGAGGACAGGAAACGAATTGTCTACCGCTACCGGCGCGACACCGAGTACGCCGAGTTCAGTCAGCAAGAGATTTTCCACCTCAAGGGCTTTGGCTTTAACGGTCTGACCGGACTTTCGCCGCTGGCGTTCAGTGCGAAAGCGGCGGGTGTTGCTATTGCCATGGAAGACCAGCAGCGGGATTTCTTCGCCAATGGTGCCAAGTCTCCGCAAATCCTGATGACAGATGGCAAGGTGCTCACTAAAGAGCAGCGCGGTCAGCTTGAGGAGAACTTCCGGGAAATTGCCGGCGGCCCGGTGAAGAAACGTCTCTGGATCCTCGAAAGTGGCTTTACCACCCAGGCTATCGGTATAAGCCCGCAGGATGCGCAGATGCTTGAAGCGCGAAAATTTGAGGTGGCAGAGCTGGCGCGCTTTTACGGCGTGCCGCCGCATCTGGTCGGGGATGTTGAGAAAACCACATCCTGGGGCAGCGGCATCGAGCAGCAGAATCTGGGCTTCCTGCAATATACCCTTAAACCCTACCTCGACCGCTGGGAGTACAGCATTGAGCGCTGGATTGTTAAGGAGTCGGAGCAGGGCTTTATTCACGCCGAGCACAACCTCGACGGCCTGCTGCGCGGCGACTCGGCAAGCCTTATATGGTCTGCAATATCTGCGCAGAGCACGCCACGAATCACGGGTTTCATTGAAGTTCCGGCAGGTTATGACCTGCAAAACAACACCCTTTCAGTCCCCGTTACCGGTACGCCTTTTCTGCCGACAGATATGTTTCCGGGGATGCTGTCTGAGGATCAAGAGGGCGTAGGCGGAAAGCTTGGTATCGCTATAAAGCAATACTCCGCTTACTTCTCGCTGAGATATATCAACCAGAACACACCGAATTACCGGACGCTTCCCCTGTTTTCGCGCGGCTTCAGGATACCCTACGCCACATTCCCGACACTCTGACCCCGCTACGGCGGGTTTTTTATTTCAGGAGACAGTCATGTCTGCAGGTACTCTTACGCTAACAAATAAAACAGCAGCGGTTAATGGTAATGGAACATCATTCACAACGGAATTAAAAGCTGGCGATCTCATCGTTGTTAAAGTTGGTGGAACTCCTTATACACTGCCCGTTAAAGCAATTACAAATAACACTCAACTGACGCTTGTTAGTGATTACACAGGACCAACCCAGAGCGGTGTCACCTGGTTTGCCGTTCCGCAGGAAGCACAAAGCTTAATTACTGCGGCCCTTGCCTCACAGACCGCAGAAGCATTACGTGGTCTTAATCTCGACAAGACAAACTGGCAACAGGTTTTCAGCGCCAGCGACGATATCACGGTCACTCTCAAAGATGGATCGACATTCAGCGGACCAAGCTGGCTCAAGATTATCAATTTTATTAAGAGCATCTTTTCCGATAATGGCGAGGTTACAGCCACAACGTTTAAACCTACTGATATTGCAGCAACGTGGGAAAACATGCAGGTTGCTCGCGCTCCGGCTTCTGCTATAACCGGATCTATTAACTGGGAGTATTATTTCCAAAGGCCCGGTTTTTTTAAGCAACCTTATAACGGAGAGGCGACACAATCGTATGGATACCCACGCGATCAGCAGGCCGGATCTTTAATGACCCTGCCAAACGCTGCCAACGGCGCTAATGGTTGTGCTCAGTTATATTTCAACTTTAAAGGTACAGGTGGCGCTTATTTCAGGAAGTATCTTGCGGCTGAGCAAAGATTCGATCGTGGCGGTATTAACGGGTGGAATGAGTTCCTGACCAATAACGGCGACACGGCGAACGCTGCCGGTCAAGCTAACGCGACGGTTAATGATTGGGGCGATATGCGCACCAATACCGTTGGTTTCGGTTATGCAAACGCAACCGGCAACCCAGGCTCTACGGGAACCTGCCTTACATTTTCTGCGGCTAACTTCCATTCGTACGCTTTACAGTTCACTGGTAATTACGCTTCTGCATCTCGTTACTTTGCGCGCTCGCAGAACGGTGACGGCGGCGGTGTATGGCAGCCGTGGCGCGAGTTCACGATGGCCGCTGTTTCAGATGAGCGACTGAAAGATGTTAAAGGGAGTTTTAATGTCGAAGCTGGCCTGGACAATATCAACCGCATGGAGTTTAAGCTGTTCCGCTATAAGTGGGATAAACCTGAACGGTCGGCGCGCCGTGGCGTTATCGCCCAGCAGATTATGCAGATTGACAAGGAATACGTGAAGGATGTTGGCGAAAACATGGTGCTTGACCAGACGCCGATGTTACTTGACGCTCTGGCTGCAATAAAAGCGCTGCGCCAGCGTGATGAGGACAACAAGGCGCGTATTGCTGCGCTTGAAATGGAACAGGCCCGGCTGCAGGCGTCAGTTTCCAGTCTCATTGCTGCGGGAAGCGCCACCAAAGAAGGTTCTGAAAGCGAATCGGTCAGTGGAAAATGATAAGGCACAGTGGCCCGTATGGGCTGCTCTGCTTATAAAAAACATTACCTGCCGTTACGATTAATAGGCCGCTGCGTCTTGATTTCGTTACCTCCTGAAACTACTGTATAAATACACAGTAATTTTACCGGGAGGTACATAATGAAAATACACCCCCTCGTCTGGCCGGTTACGCCAGTCAACATCCCATTCTATGCAGACCTGATTTCAGCAGGCTTTCCGAGTCCGGCCGCCGATTATATCGACAGCGGCATTGACCTCGTTTCCCACCTTATTGCACATCCTTCATCCACCTATGTCCTGCGGGTTGCCGGCGACTCGATGCGCGACGCTGGCATCCTTGACGGCTCGCTTTTGCTGGTGGACTTCAGCCTGCACGCGAAGCATAACGACATCGTGGTCGCCAATATTGGCGGGGAGTTCACCGTTAAAAGGCTGGTGACGTACCCGGTGGCGCAGCTGCGCGCCGAGAACCCGGCTTACCCGCCTATAGCTGTTTATGACGCCGACGACCTCGAAATCGTCGGCGTTGTCATTTGCGTGATAAATACCCTGCACCGCA